GATTATCCTCAAGCATTCCATAGAATTTCATGAGAATCTCTAGAGCCTTAACCCTAGAGCCAGAAGTATGTCCATTTACTTTACCAAGTGCTTCATCTTTTAGCTGCTGAATGATCGCATCATGGTCATTTAGGTTCCTTTCTTTGGATTCTGCAGTCTCTTTTGCCAACATTTTCTGTACTTCATCATCTTTCATCAATCTGTAACCTTGTGAATAAGCTGATCTAGCAGAATAACCAACTCTTTTGGCGGCTTCTGTAGCGTTTCTTGTCACCATAAAATGCTGCACAAATTCTTCTTTTCTTTGTTTTACGGATTTATTTTTAATCATAGTATTTTATTCGTTATGTTCAGCAATAAGTTTACACCAATCTATCAATTCATTTAAGTCTAGAGTGTACTTCATCATGTTAATTGCTAGGCATACCAGAGCAATGTTTTTTGGCTCATAACCAACATCATTTTTTACTCTATCAATGCTTATATTAGTTAAGTGCATTCCTGTTCCATCTTTCACAAAAGTCATAGGCAATCCGCTATATTTACACAGCCCTTTTTGCTTATCGTAAACAGCATATAAGTCTTCTTTTGTGATTGTGAATCCATGTGTTTTCTTTCTCTTATGTGAGAGTTGATTGTATAGGTTTGATATATAGGAATACGGAGATCGGCTCATGTTTTTTCTTTTCCCGAAATCACGGCACTTGCGGCATATATTACTTCTATAGCCTTTGGACATTTCGAACCTTTCAACCTTTTTTTCTTTCCCGCATTTCACGCAGGATTTATATTCTTCTTTAGGTCCAGTCAAACGGGAATTTGTCTTTGATTGTAATTTCAAACTCTTCCTCCTCTTTTAATATATCTAAGAACTTTTTCATTGCTTTCTTGCTATTAGCTATTGCGGGTCTCCCCTTCATTATTTTTTCCCCGATTAAAACGCAGCCCTCAGAATCCTTTTCTGGAAAGTTTCCAGCATGGAAAAGAATATAAGTTCTATTGGGTACATTGGAGACTATATAAGTATTACCAAACTTAGGTGAGAGGTATTTTTTACAGGTGTATGTATTACAGGGAATGCAGCTGACATTTTTTTTATTCCCCCGAAAAGGACGTTCCGCTGTATAGAATATTTCTCCGTCTATTGTGAGTTTTCCTAAAGTTGCTTCAGGATGATAAGCGAACCTTAAAAGGGTGGCTTTCATTCTCTTATCTAAAAAATAAAGCCAAGGTCGCAACGGCTGCGGCAATAAGAGCCCAAGCAACTCTTTCAATCCAACCAACATAAACTGTATTTTTTTGCTGTTGTTGTTCAAGAGTTCTCAATCTCCTTTCATGGTCTGATAAATCGTCTTTTTGATTTATCATCCTTTCTTCCAATCTGGGTAATATTTGAGACAACTTATGAACCTCATTCATTTTTTCTTCGAGGTTATTTAATCGCATCTCTATTTCTTTTGTTTCCATTGTTAGTAAGGTATGCAAAGAAGATACAACACATATAAAACCCTTTCAAGCAATGAATTGTTTGTAATTAAAGTTATAAGAAATATTCTTTTTATGAAAACTTAATCTTAAAAAACATATAAAAATTCACTCTTTCTTGTATTTTTTTCTTGACAGCCTCTATTTTTAATTGATAAGGTTCGCATTATGTTATTACAAACAAAACACAACAAACGCAGAAATGCAGGAGAAAATATGAAAGATGTAATTTACAGACATGATTTTTCAATGGATGAAGATCATCGGGACTTACAGTGGAGTTTGAAAGATGCGGAAGCGACACTTTGGGACTATAAAGTTTCAATAACTGAAGCTGGAGACAAAAAAGGCTTGAAAGATACAGTTTATTTCCAAAAGCTTTTGAAACGAGTTCATGCAGATTATGAGCACTCTATAAAAGCCCTTCACGAAGCTTTTTTATTTCATGCAAGTAGAGTTAATGCAGCTGAATTAAAAGACCTTGTAAGCCTTTATGAGGTATCAGTAGACGAGACTGAAAAATATTCAGACTTGGAATTTGCCTATGAATATTATTTTTCAAGTAGTGAAGATAAATTCCAGCACGAATATAACCCTGCTGCTGCAATAGAATCCCACGAAATCTTTTTGAAGAGTTTCAACAAAAGATTCACTTTGGAAGGAATTGACAAGATTTTCTACGAAATTGAAGGAGATCAAGACTCAAACTATATTTTTCTGCTTGAAGAAATAAAAACTTGTAAGAGATATGTATGTGTTGGGGGCACTAATCTGAAATCTATAGTTACTGAAGGACTTTATGGTAAAAGCATGATTGAACTACAAGGTGAAGCCTTAATGAGTTGGTTAGACTTTTGTGAAGCAGCTGGAACGAATCGTTTTAAAACTTCTCTTTGGGATATTCAAATAACATTAGAAAAATATAAAAAAGTTATGGAGGATATGGAAAGCACTTCTGACGAGTCTTAATGAGACGAAACTTCCCTTCGGGGAAGTCAAGTGCGGAACATTGGGTTCCAAACAAAAAACTTTCATACGGAGAAAATATGAAAAAAGTTAGAAAAAAACAAATCGAAGTTATCCAAGAAAAATTGGTTGCTTTGATGGAGAAGGAAGGAGCAAGTTGGTCCAAAATGTGGGTCCAAACTATGGCACCTTTCAATATTAAATCTAAAAAAGCTTATCGAGGAATGAATAATTTCTGGTTAGCAAATTGTCAGATTGACTGGGACCGCAATGCGGAAATAGAAGAAGGCTTGGAAAAAGGTACACTTGACCTAGATGAAGATGGAAACATTCTCGAATCACAAGGAGAATATGAAAATACTTCACCTGTCTGGGGCACCTTCAAACAATGGAATGAACTTGGACATAAAATCAAAAAAGGTTCCAAGGCTCAGAAAGTTGTATTTGCTTCCAAGCTTGAAAAGAAAATGTCTTGGCTCACTGAAAGACAAAAGGCAAATGTAAAAGCAGGTGGCAATATGCCTACTTACTTTGCTTGGAAAGAGTTCAGTGTATTCAATGCAGTTCAGATTGAAGGCTTTGATTCAGATAAAATTGAAAAGCTTTGCGGCAATTCTAAATTCACGAAGGAACTAGACTCTGAAAAAGTCGAATCCCTTAGAGAATTTATTAAAAATACTGGAGCCACGATTTTATACAATGAAACAAATCCTTTTTCATCTGTTGATGGGGCTTATTTTTCCCCAAGCAAGGATTATATTGGAATGCCTTTGCAATCAAAATTCAATGATGATATTGGCTTCTTTGGAACTCTCTTGCATGAACTGGTTCATTGGACAGGGCACAAAGACAGGCTTGACAGAGATGTTCAGCAGGGCAGCAGCAAAGAGGACTATGCCAAGGAGGAACTTGTTGCGGAGATTGGTTCAGCTATCCTTTGTCAATTGCTAGGCATTGAGGCATCAATCAGAGCAAACCATGCACAGTATCTTAACCACTGGATTAAATCCATTAAGGAAGATTCTAAGGCTATGGTAAAGGCTTTCTCTCAAGCTACTAAGGCGGTTGATTATCTATTCAGCTTACAAGAAGAAATGAAGAAAGAGGAGGCTGCGTAATAGAGCACTACTGAAGAGACTTTATGAGTCGAAACCTGTTTTTTTCTTCCCCCGAAAAAGCAGGTCTAGTGCGGGAAATAATTCCCAAACATAATTGCAGAAATGCAGGAGAAAAAATATGAGCAGAAATATAACAGACATTATGGACTCAAAACTTACTTATGTATCACCAAAAACTGATATACAAATGGATTCTGAGGGTCTTAAAAGGGTTAGCGATCAATGGTTATTTGATGAATTAGAGTCAAGTGCAATGATTGCTAATAGATTCAAATATGTTCAATCTGACATTATTAATATTTTGTTGGAATTAAAAAGACGAAACTTAATAAAATTTCAGGAGGTGTCTTAATGTCTGGAGCACACAGTCACGGAGTTTGCCCTGAATGCAACAGTCAAAAAGCAGACTCATTCTGGTGTAGCGAAAATGGTAACAAGCTTTCATGCGATAAATGCGGCTATGATTCTGGTTGGGAAAAAAGCATACTTGATAAAACAGAAAACTATCTTAGAAAGCTATCTCATGCTGAATTAGTTTTTATACAAGAGTTTGTTTTTGATCTGATTGAATACAAATTTGAAAAAGAAAAAAAGGAGGTAACACAAAAGTCTTACTGAGGAGGATTTAATATCCGAAAACTCAGGCAATTATGTTTCGATTTTGCCTGAGTTCTAAGACAAACTAAACGCTTGAAATATAGCAGGAGAAAATATGTCAATAACAGAAAATAATATCAAGCTAGAAGGTCAAGGCTTCCTTCCGCATGATACAAAATACTACAGAGCCTATTTTGTAAAAGACATTAATTTTATTTTTAGTAAAGATAAATTAATGTTTATGGGAAAAAGTATCACTATAAATGGTGCATTAACTGATTATCAAAACAGTTTTTGTTTTTTTACTGATGAAGGGATTCCAGCTTCTCATGTAACACAGGCTAAGAAAGACCTTGAAGGATGGATTAGCAATCCAGACAACAAAGACTTTGAAGAAAATGTCGAGAAGATATTAAGAAAAGAAAAACTTTGGAAGGAGGCATAATGAAAAAATATATTAGGAAATTTTCATTTCAAGAATGCACCATTCTACAAATGTTAGTTGAATACGCATACGCAAAGGAAGTAGATAATCTTTTGCTGACTTATTGGAATCCATATCAAGTAAATGAAATTGCTTTTTGGAAAGATATAAAATTTGCTGAAGAAATTTGCCATGACTTTTATAATTGGGTAAATACTTCAACAGCAAACGAACCGAAATATAATCCAGAAAGAGATAGTTTTGACCCTTTAAAAGTTAAAGAAGGCAGGTCCGAACTTATAGAGCAATTGGATGATTTTGTAGATCAGTATCAATTAAATATTAAGTATCAAGAAAGGAGGAATACAAATGCACATACCTAATACAAAAAGGAGTCAAATTTTTTCAAGGAAAGATAATATTGACAGACAAATAAAATATTTAGATGAACAGTTAGAAAAAATTTTCAAGCAAACTGAAGATTTAATTGCTGACGGAAAAGAGCTTGATAAATATCTTGAAAGTGGCTGGGAGGAACAACATACTGAGGAGCATTTATTATCCGAAAGTCTTAACTTAGAAGTTTCGATCTGGGCTACACAAAGATATTTAATTTCAGATTTTTCTGATTCTATTATCACAGCACGAGAAAAACTTAAAGCTTCGGAGGATAAAAATATCAGACGGGTATAAATAAATAATTAATTATAAAAGGGCAGCTTTCGGGCTGCCTTTTTTATTTGTCAAGACTATTAATTTTTTTTTATATCAGCTAACATCACTGGTCCTATGTTAATTAAAGAATCCATAATAAAAGTAGCCAGAACGCTTAAAGAAGGAAAGGAAATTGATATACAGGACAAGAATATACTAGAAGGTTATCCAGCAGATTTAGATGAGCAAGATATTTTAAAAGCAATGAACGCTATTGATATTGTCTCTGATATTTTACTTGAACTAGAGTAAGTCTATTTTTCGTATTGCTTCTTCGTAACTTTTACCTAAAGTTGTCCAATCTGTTTTCTCATCAGGCTTATATAACCAGCCCCTGTGCATAGTATTTTTTCCATGTACATTGTGAGGTACCCATTTTATTTTTACCCCGCTGTAACCCTTCTCTCGAAGTTTTAAAGCTATGTTCTCTTTCTTACTCATCTTCATTTAATGATTCAATCCAAAAATCTTCATAAATTATTCTAAATTGTTCTAGTGTTGGTATTTGCACGTTAGGAACTTCCTTCAAACCTTTGATATGAATTTTGTAAGCTTCTAATAATTGTTTTTCAGAATATAAAATCATTTAATGTATTGTCCTGTCTCCCCAAAAATCTTTGGGAGGAACATAAATATCTGTAAGTTCTCCAACAACTTCTAAACCATATTCGTCAGCTACCTCTTGAGCCTCACTCATTGAGTGTGCATAAAGAATAGGTCCTTCTTCTGTTTTACCTTTATGAGTATATTCAGTTATATATATTTTCATGCTTTCCATAAGTCTTTTCTAGCCCAATAATTTGAAGAAAACTTATCATCTTTTGTTAGCTTCCCTGATTTGTTTTTTATTCCTGCTGAACGAGTAAGATAATTTTTTCTAGCTTCTTTGGAATAGTTGTGCCTGTAATCTTTATGACCATATTTAACTATTTTTATTTCGTCACCCTTTTTTGCCAGAACTTCTTTTTTATAATCACCTTTACCAGAATATCTTTTGGGTTTATTGAAGCCACTAAATTTTTTTCCCCGATAAACGACACCGCCACTTACTCTTTTTGCCTCTGAAGCTTTAGCCATTATCTATACCTCTTAGTTGTTCTTCTGGCTTTCTTAGTTTGTTTTGAATGTTGCTTTCCCTTTTTTGTATCTGCTCTTTTTTTTCTAGTAGTTGCAGCATACTCAGCAGCTGACATAGCTTTGATTGCTTTTTTAGGTAAGTATCTTTCACCAGTTGCTTTTTTTCCTTGAGTTGAAGGCTTTCCAGATTTAGTCCGCCACTCTTGTTTGGTCCAAAGTTTTAAAGATTTTTGTGATTTTTTTAAAGCCATTATTGATTATGTTTTTTTAATTTTTGTTGTTTTTTCCTGATCTTTAATTGTTTTTTGATTTCTACTTTTTGATTTTGCTGTTTAGCGATAGCCGCCTCCTGCGGCTTTGTACTGTTTGGCTAACATTTGAGCCTTTCGAGCAGACCATTGACCGCTTCGACCTCCTTTGTTTCCTGATTTTATTTTATTAAAAAGTCTTTTACGCATAGCAGGTTTTGTGTAGTTACCTGCTTCATTAACTCTGGACTTACTTTTTTTTGCCGTAGTTTTTCTTCTTGGTTTTTTTGCTGCCATAACTTTTACCTTTAGTTTTCTTGCCGTACATATTTTACCTCTTTATTTTTTTCTTGATTTCCCACATCCGTAAACGTGACCTGAATGAATTAGTATGTTTCTATTAAGTCCAGCTTTTTTAGTAGGAACTGGGGTATTTATTTTTTTCATATTAGTTTTTATTACTTACTCCAAAAAGTTTTAGCTTTAATTTTTGCTTTTTTTGAAAGCTCTCCATAATGAAAAAGTTTAATACTTTTTGCCGTATGAGTTTTTCCAGAATGCAAAACACCATCAGCCATTTTATGAGTGTTGCCTTTGTACTTTGTTCCATCTTTTTTGTAGTGATTTACACCTTTCATCTTCTTTCCTTAAATATTTGTAATACTCTATGATAAACCATGTCTTTCATATTCTTAAAAGTAACATTATGCTCTGGTAATTCTTGCCAAGCTTTTTTTCTTTCTTCCCGATTTGGCAAGTTAGAAATAGTTTTAGCTAAACCCATCTGCATACTTGTAAGATACACCAGATCATGAAATTTTTCATCTAGGTCAGACATATATTCAAGCCTTTCCTTGTGTGTTTTTAAAAATGATATTTTGTAAGAATAGTCTAACAAGCTTGGTTCTCCGTCTTGCTTAGAGTGTTTGTAGTTATAAGAGGATTTTTTTTCTTTTGACAATTTCGTTTTTTATTTTTTGTTTTAATTTTTTGGGAGTATTTTTATTTTCAAACATCTCGTTTAATTTAGCAGTGCTCAGGGCTTTTATATAAAAATGTTCAACAGATATTTTTCCTGTAGATTTATCTCTTCTCTTTTCGCTTCTTTTGTATTTAGTAGGCATTAAAAAAAAGAAAATCTTGTAAGTTGTAAAAAATAAAAATAAACAAAACTAATAGATAGGCTTGTCAAAAATAATAATAAAAATTTTAAATCAAAAGGATTCAAGATAATATCTCTTTTAATTTTTTTAAAAGTTCCTTTTCTTTTCCATATCTTTTTTCAAATTCAGCTTTGTATGGGTGCCTTGAAACTATTAAATTATTATTCAGCCCCATTCGGTGATGGTTAGGACATAAACCTATTGAAGATAAATGTGCTCCAATTTTATTTTTGCCGTCTAAATGATGCACTTCAGCTGGAGTAAAAACGTTGTGATGTAATTTACAAACAATACACCCGTGTTCAACTATTTCGTTCATCCATTCCTTTTCTTCTTTTGTTGGGGTTCTGCTTTTGAAACTCATTGTAGATAAATTCTAAATTATTTTCCAAATATTCTAAATAGGTTATTTGTTTTTCACCCCAAGCTTTTCTTTCAAGACAAGATTCCATATACATAAACTTTGCAAAATAAGTAAAATTATCATTTATCATTTTTATTCTTTGGTTTTTTTAATTTTGATTTTGATTCTTTTTTCAACTCATTAACTAGTTTTATATGATCTCGTATATTTTCAATTTTTTTATGCCCCATACCTGCTTCTCTCTGATCTTAAGTTTGCCATTTTGGTTCTCCATTCTTCAAACTCCATATCAGCTGCTTTCATTTTTGCCTGACAAGAATCATATTCTGATTTAGCCACGGCAACGTCTAGGGAAGCTTTATAATATTCATCTGTAGATTCTGCCTTGGCTTTTTGTGCGTTATAACTTCTTTCTCCTTCGTCTTTTGCTTTTACTAATTCTATGTAAAATATTTTTTTCAAAACTAATTCTTTTTTAAAAACATTTACTCTAGCTTCTTTTAAAAAAGGAATAATGTCTCTTATTTGTTGATGAAAGTTTTCTGCTTGATGTTCCATTAAATGGGTCCCTCCTCTTCTCTTCTTCCAAACGCCACTTCATCTGGGTCTAAAAATTTTGAATAAGCACCATTAAAACCAAGTTCAACTTGTCCTGAATCACCTAATCTATTTTTTCTAATAATAATTTCAGCAGTATTATTTGAAAGGGAATCATAATATTCATCTCTATAAAGCATAATTACCATATCTGCGTCTTGCTCTATAGAACCTGAATCTCTTAAGTCTGAAAGGACTGGTCTCTTATCAGTCCTTCCCTCTACACCCCTTGATAGTTGAGATAAACTGATGAGAGGACATTGTATGTCTTTAGCCAATCCTTTCAGCAAATTTGATATATAACTTATTGATGATGCCCTTGAGTCAGAATTACTAGGAGCCTTATTCGAGGTCATGAGAAGTTGTAAATAATCAACAACAATCAAATCAATATCCATAACAGCCTGTAGCGTTTTAGTTTTATTTACTAAAGTCTCAATAGTTATTGGAGACCTGTCATAAACAAACATATTTTTTTCTTCAAAAAAACTTTTCATTTTTCTAAATTTATCCCAGCCATTCAAATCTAAATTACCTGTAAGCAAAGAGTCCATTGAGAGTTCAGCTTGTGCAGATATAATCTTTTTCAAAAGCTGTTCATTAGTCATTTCAAGGCTGAAGAGTAGAACATTTTTACCTTGCAAAACTGAGTTAGTAGCAATGTTTAATGCAAATGTTGTTTTACCCATTGCTGGTCTACCTGCAATAATAACAAGGTCTCCCGATCTAAAACCTTTAATTTTATTATCTAAAGTTTGAAATCCCGTTTTAATTAAATTTTTATTTATTTCATTTGCATTACTTAATTCGTGTTCTACGCTGTCAAAAATTTGTGATATTTTTTTAGGACTTCCTGTGGCTTTTGTTATTCTATCTCCAATCAAATGTTCATTAATTTTACTTATTTTTTCTTCAATCTTTGTATCTTGATTTACTATATCTGGAATTCTTTTTGCCAGTGTTAATAATTTTCTGTTGGCTGTGGCATCTTGCATTAATTTTATCCAGCTAGAAATGTCGTCAAGAATAATTCCTTCTGCTGTTGCCAGTCTTACTTTTTCAAACATTTGTTTATTAAGTAAGTCTTGTAAAGAAATAATATCTATTCCTTGTTTTTCCAACATAATCTCATAAGTTTTTTGATAAGCTAAAACAGTAAAATCACTTGGCTGCAAACCTTTGTCTTGAGCTTGTATAAAAAATTTATTATCTAAGATCATAGAGCCTATTACGTTGCCCTCTAGTTCTAAATTTGCTTTCTCATCCAAATAAAGTGTTTTCATCCATATCTCCTTTCTATAATTGCTTCAAACTGATTTATACCTAACATAGTCATAAGGCTTGGCTTCTTATCCCAGTAAGAACGAATCCATTTTCTGTGCCCTTCTGAGTTGGCTATCTTAAAATATTTAACCCAGAATTCATTGCTGTTAAGATTTATTTTTTCCCCCGTTTTTGGCGAGACTATACCTTTTCTAGCAAGTTCTCTTAACTCTTTGTATCTCGGCTGGGCTTTAAATGAATTAGCACTATGCTGATAAAAAGACTTATCGCATTCTTCTTTGAAAATATCATTTATTTTGTCTAAATCTAATATAAATATTTCTTTAGTATTAGTTTTAGTATTGTAGCCATCTCCTGACCCACAGTAGGTTTTTTCTAGACCTACCTGTATTTTATACAAATTACTTGTGTATTCGTCTTTATCATTTTTCCTATTTTGCCAATCAACCAAACCTTGGGTTCTTAGTTTTTTAAGATTGTCTTTTATTGCTGAAAGTGACAGTCCAGTAAGTTGTGTTAAGCGTCTGTGTGAGGGGTAAGATTCTCCAAATTCATTTGAATAATTTGCCAACACTATAAGAATTAATTTTTGTGTTGGATTAACATTTACTGTTAAAACTTTTGTTATGTATTCAAGCGACATTAGACCTCCAGAAAAGATTTTGCCTGACCAATAAAAATTAGTAAAGAATTATTTGAAATAAAATAATTTTTATGTATCATTGTGTTTTACGGAGGTCTAACTAATGAGTAAAAACAAAATATATGAAGCACTTCATAACGTGCAAAAGACAATACACAAAGAAGGTATTGGCAAGGATGGTCACAACAGTTTTAACAATTATGACTACAGAACTATAGATGCAGTCATAGAATCTTTTTCTAAACCATTTAGAACTAACAAAATATTAACCGCAGTTCAGCCGCAATTAGAAATAGTGACTAAACCTTTTGATGGTGGAGTAACTATGACAAAAATTACAGGCACTTTAAGATTTATATCTTGTGAAGATGGAAGCTATCAGGATGTTATGTATGCAGGACAAGCAAAATCAAAACAAGGAAAAGATTTAGAAGCAGCAAAAAGTTTTGCTTATAAAACCGCACTTCTTACAACATTTTGTGTTCCTTTTTCTGAAGGAGAACCTGAAGAAGAATACAATGAAGTTGAGCAAAAAAAATCAATAACAAAAGATCAAACAAATGAATTTGTTCCTATAAAAAATTCGGGAGATTCTTTTTTAGCGGAAATGGAACAGGCAAATGAAAGCGAGTATGCAACTATTATACAAAACTATACCAAGGCAGCTAACCTGTCTAATGATAAAGAAACTTTAACAGTTATTTCAATTAAAGCAGAAGAATTAAAACAAGAATCTAAATTATTGGAGAATGCTGAATGTCAGAAATAGTACAAGGCTCAAAAGCGTGGCACGAACAAAGAACAAATAGAATCACAGGAACCAGAGTAGCAAGTGCAGCAAAAGAAAATATTTGGTTAAAAGGAGATCAGTGGGAAGCACTTGGTAGGGATATGTATAGAGAATGGAAAGACTTAGAGCAAGACCCTTTTGACCAAAGAGCACTTTACGCAATATCTATGGGTAAAGAAAACGAGCCCAAGGCTTTGAAAACTTTAGAAGGTCTTGGTTATCAAATAGTGCAGCCATCTTTTGTTGTACATCCTGAATATGACTGGATGGGAATGTCCCCAGATGGAGTTCTTGTAAAAGGAAGAAATGGAAAGACTTCAGCTGTAGAGGTTAAATGTCCTCAAACAAAACCATGTACAAACGTCAGAGAACAAAAAAGAAATTATTGGCATCAAATGCAGCTTGGAATGGAGTGCATGGATATAGAAGAAATGTTATTTTTTCAATGGTATAGCGATACAGAATATCATCAAGAGTGGGTAGCAAGAGAAGAAAAGTGGGCTGAGACCTATATACCAAAAGCAAAAGAATTTATGAGCTGGTATAAAAAATCTTGTCAGGACCCAAACTATATTTCTGCATGGTCCACAGATAAAGATGGCACAGGAATACAATATAAAAAAGTAGACAACAACACAGAAACTGAAGAACTTGCAGAAATACAAGTTAGTCTTTCTGAACTAGCAATAAAAAAAGACTCTTTGGAAAAAAGAAAAAAAGAGTTAGCAAAAAAATTAGTTGCAGATAACAAGGGTTCTTTTGAATCGGTTACAAAAAATGGAAAAGTTAGGTGTCACATGACCCAAGCAAAAGGCAGGGTTAATTATTCTAATCTTGTTAAAGAAGAAAATATTCCTTATGAAACTATTGAAAAATATAGACAAGAAGGAGACACAAGAATTTATACAAAACTAATAGAGGAGTAATATGAATGATAATAAAGAGCCCCAAAAAGGCAAAAACAAGGTTGTACTTTCTAGGATTTCTGAATCTGAGTACGATATTTTAATGGGTCTTATTGACGATAGGGACCATGAATTTTATGCAAGAAGCATTTCTTCTTGTCTTAAAGCAATTATTGGAAGATATGTGCATGATGAGACAAGAAAAGAACCAGTTCAAAAAAACTTTTAGCCATAGGAGGTAATAATGACTAAAGAATTTGATAACACAAATAGAGGGTCTGTATGGGGTAATACAGAGAAAAAAAACGAAAACTCGGCTACACATCAAGGTCAAGCAAATATAACTGTCTCAACGCAGAATTTGCCTAGTGACCCCAAGGGATATAACACTGTAGACAATATAGAAAAATATCTTGTTAGAGATGGTGGAGGAGAAATCACTGGAATAAAAATTGATCTTTTTGTAAATGCTTGGACCAGAAAACAAGGTTCGAGTGAAAAAGCCCCTGCTATGAGTTTTTCTTTTAGCCCTAAAAAAGAAATGAAAAAAGAAGAGGCACAAAAAGAATCATTTCAAGATGATATTCCATTTTAATTCTGTTTATTACAAAAGATATACAAATAACAGTTTTTGAAGTAGAATTCTCTTAGATGGAGACTAACTCAGAAAGGAGTTTGGCAAATTCAGCTAGACTCTCATCAATTCAGGGAGAAGCTAGTTTATCTGGCTCACCCTGCAGAGGAGTATGCACTACGACTTATGGAGACTTAAGATGTGGAAGCTGCGGAAGAGAGCAAGAAGATATTACAAATTGGAACTCCTATCCTGATCTCAAAAGAAAACTAATTAATTTAAAAAATGCTGGTCAAGGCTATAAAATTAGGCAACTTGAATCACAAGAAAAAAGGTGGAAAAAGTTTTCTAAAATATCTAATATAGACGAACTACAAGTGAAAGATATGTTGCAAGTAATTGTTAATGCAGCCACTTTCCAATCTGAGGTCAATGCTTCTGATCTAAGGTGTATTGAAATAGCAAAAAAAATAATTGATTCAGATCATAGATTTAACGAAGTTTCTGTTAAATCTTTATTGTCCGAAGATGCCCTCAAGGAACTTCAAAAAAAATAATCAAGAAGCATTTCTTGATGATTTAGTTATTGGCAAAAATATAGAGAAAAAAGTTTTAATCTCTATACAAAAAAAATATCCATCAGCAGTCCTTATTCCTAGAAAATTTTCTAAGTATGATATTTTTGTACCTGAAGTTGAAAAAAAAATAGAAGTTAAATTTGACCACAAAAGTCAAGAAACAGGAAACATCTTAATAGAACTTTTTATGTTTAATAAACCATCGGCTTTGTTAGTCACGGAGGCTGATTATTGGGTTATCGATACAGGTAAAGAAATTTTCTGGACCACTCCAAAAAAAATACTTGAGTGCATATTAATTAATAATATTAGATCGCAAGAAATAATAGGCGATGGTGATACAGAAATTAAAATAGCTTGTTTAATACCTAAAAAAATATTTGAAAAATACACAGTAAACACATTTCAATAAAAAGATTTCACACAATTGTCACATAACTCACTTGTAATTTATGTAATCAGCTGATACACTTAGACTTTAACTAATCATATAAGGAGAAAATTATGAAAACTAAAAAAGACGAACTTATTTTTAACAAAGACCTTAGCTCAATACATTGGTCTGAATTATCTGATCTAAAAGATATGACAACAATGCAAATGGTGCAGTTTGCATTTGATGAATCTATCTGGGGTTCTGATTTTGAAATTTCTAAAGAACAAGCTGTAAAAATTAAAAGCTTGTTTATTACAAATTATTTTAGACTAGAGTCTAAAAGAAACGAAGACATAGGCAAGGACTTTGCAAAGCAGGAAATAAAAGCTCAGAGGATAATTTGAAAACAAATATATCAATTGAGTTAAGTGATGATGAAAGAGAACATCTAGATAATATTTATCACAATAACAAAACTAAAAAATTAATTTCTAGAAAAGACCTTAATAATTTAATTGATCTTTTAATTAAAGAGTTGTTAAGTGAGGACATAGGCTCCTATAAAGAAATAACTACAAATATAGCAGAAGAAGGCTATCGCTTTTATTTTAATGATGTCAGGGTAAGCCCTGAAGAATATTCAAAAGGAATTGAAGAATGGTTGAAAAAAGATAAAGCAGAAAAAAATTCTTTTAGAAAGAGAAGAGCTAGATAAGATGTCTAATTTTGTCCTTTGTTATCCTTTGCTAGAAAATAAAAAAGAAAGCTTTCCTTATGAATGTGAGTGGTGTGGAGATAACTTTGGTGGTCATAAACGTAAATATTGTACACCTAAGTGTCGTGAAGAAGAAAAGCGATATGATGCTTATAAAGAAAAACAGGAAAGGTTCAAGAAAAGAGAAATAAAAAAAGTAGAACGAGAAAAAGAAAAACAAAAAAAGCGTATTGCTAAATTAGATAAAGAATTAGCTAAACTACGTCAAGAAAATAAAAAATATAAATGTGTGGTTTGTGATAATGAACTTACGGGCAATCAAACATTATATTGTAGTACTCAATGTAACAACTTAGCTAGGTTAGATGATCGTAAAAGACCTACTCCCGCAGAAAGTATTTTTTCTGAAACGGGTAAATGGCACGAAGGGCATTATGGTAAGTGCAATGTAAATATTGTTGAGTCAAAAAACTGTTTAGAAGTAATAGATTTAGCACCCTATACTTATGAAAGCGATTATTATATTGAGAAGTGTATTATGGAAGAGTTACCACAAGCTAAATATAGTGACGGCACTATACACATACCCCACAAATATAAATCTGTTGAATATTATTACGGGAATAATTTTGTCAAAGCTATTGGAGCAGAAAAGAAAAAAGTAGAAATAAAAAAAATAATAAATGTACTCAAAAAAAGAATTAAAGATTTAGACGGAAAGAGTCTCTCTCCATGCTGCTATCCTTCTGGCGGCATATCTAGGCAAATGTGTGTGACACCTGAGACTCAAGGGTAGTTAATATTCCCTCATAGAAAGGTTAATTTGCCACAGAAGGAACAATAAACATTTATTTGTATCTGTTGTAATTTTATGATACTCTTAATTTACAAAAAACAAAAAAGGAGAAAAAATGAATGATGAAGTAAAACAAAAACCTTTATTAACTTTAAACAACAAAGATTATTTTGAAGCTGATTTTAATGAAGAGTCAATAAATTTATTAAATATGACTAAATTTGTTGTAACACAAATTAACGACTTAAATAATAAATTGGTTGTGGCACAAGATCATAAACAAAAATTAATTGCTGATCTTGGTCAAGCTCTTAATGGCGGCAGTGAAGAAACTACTATTATTGAAACAGAAACTAAAGAGGAAAAAAATGGAATATAGTGGTTTTAAAATACATATTGAGTTATCAAATGGAATTAAACAAATAGCTTGGGAACAAACAAAAGAGGGGGATATTTCAACAAACAAAGAAATGGACCTTTATGTTAAGGAATTAAAATTAGCAGGGCACAAAGTAGTCTCTGCAAAAAGACAAGTGTTTGGTGGCAAAGGTCTTTTTTACAATATTGCACAAAATGAAGAAAATTTTGTAGGCAGAGTGTTAAAAAATCCTATAGAAAAAATATAAACAATGGAATTATTTATTTTTGAAAAAGGAGAATTTAAAGATGTTAAATATATTTGTGATGAATGTTCAGAACAAGTTACAGAAAAACAAGGTCTTTGGGCTGCAAGGGGAAATTTTATTTGCATTGATTGCTTTAAGCATTTGCAAAAAGAAGAAAGAAAAGTTATTAAAATGGAGAATATAAATGAAAACTAAATCTTGTGAAGCAGGTAAATTATCAGAAAAAACCATTAATAATATAAGAAAAAATTTTCAGAAAGAAAATTTAGAAAACAGACTTAAAAGAGTAAAACAAAACAATGCCTAAAACTTACATTCATGTTAATCAACACAAAATAAGGTCAAATAAAAAAAACAATTTGAACGAACCAGTCATTACAATTAAAAAAGGCAAAGATAATACTTACTGTCACGAAGTAAAAATTAAAGGTGAAAGTCTTGTAAAATATGGCGGCAATGAAAAAGCATTATTATCTTGCGGAGCAAGAGTAGTTATAGAAACAGAAGGAGAAATACAAATAATAAAATGAATACTTGGAGAGAAGCAATAAAAGAATATTACAGATTTAGGAATATCGGCAAAAATGATTTTACTTACAGAAAATATTTTGACCCGTTATTAGAAAACAAAAAATTAAATAGTTTAAGCAAATCAGATATAGCTGAAATAAGATCAGGTATAAAAGGAAAAGCTGGAACTGTTAATAGGTATCTTAGTTTCTTCAGAGCAATATTAACTTTTGCTTATGAGGAGTTGGGGTGGTTAGACAATAAACCTCTTGTTAAAGGTGTGAAAGATAGTCCCCGAAACACACTTTACTTTTCGCAAGAGGATGTCAAAAGGCTATATGTTCTTCTCCCTGAACATTTAAAAAAGCCTTTTATTTTCTCCCTGCTGACAGGTGTCAGAATGTCTAACTGCCTCAATCTTAAATGGGAGCAAATTAAAAAAAATCAAATCGCTATTGAAGCCACAGAAACCAAAAATGGAAAAGTTTTATGTGTGCCTTTAAATGAAAAATGTAAGGAACTTATAAGTACAATTGAAAGAAAAGGACCCTATGTGTTTACTTATGCTGGTAGAAAAATAAGCAGGGCATCTAACACTGGCTGGTATGCTGCATTAAAAAAAGCAGGTTTAGAAGGTTATAGGTGGCATGACTTAAGACACACTTGGGCTTCACATCATGTTCAAAATGGAACTCCTTTACATACTTTGCAGGTTTTAGGAGGTTGGTCTGATTTTAATATAGTTACTAGATACGCACATTTATCAAATGATTATTTGAATGACGCTTGTGAGGTGTCAAATAGTCTGGTATCTTAATTTTAGACCTTCGAGCAGGACAGGAACTTTATTCATATTTTCTCCCCTTTTTAAGGTTATGTTTATTAACTGTCCTGCTTTCAATTTTCCTTTAATTCTTCTTCTACATCTTTTTTGGCTTCGTTAAATTCTTGATTGAAATTCTTTTTGACCACTAAAATATCTAATTGAATTTCTTTTTTCTCAGCTTCTAATTCCATTTTTTCTTCAAAAGTTTCTGCTACTTGATATTCTAAATTTAATTCTCTTAATTGTTTATTTAACTCTTTAATTTCTTTTGTAGCTGTTTTATATGGTGTATCAATATCAGACAAACTCTCTCTTGTTTCTTTGTCGCCAACTACACCTAAAGCATCTAGACCCGTGCCTATTCTTTCTTCAAATTCTTCTTCAGTCTCTGACATTTTTTCTTCATCTAAATCTGTATCAGCAAATTGATTTGATGCTCCTTCAAATTTGAGAAATTCTTGAACATTTCTTTCATAGATTTCACTATCAACATAGTCTCTTGGTCCAGCAATAATTCTTCTTAAGCCTAAAATATCAGTTGGAGGTAAAGGGGAGCCTGTAACTAATGCTTCTCCTGCTTGGTAAAATCTAAAAGAAGTTCTTCCCAGTCCCCCAGTTGCTTCTCCCAAGAAAAATTGCAAAGTTCTAGGGTCTATATCAACGGCTCCTTCATAAAACTGATTACCGCCAGTTAGATTATTTATAGTTTTAGTAAGTCCTTTTGTAAAGCCTAAAGCTCTTCGAGACTCATTATAGCTTCTTGGCATTGTGTCACCTATTAAGTCTCTAACAGATTCAGAAGTTTTAATAGGAGAGCCAAAATGGTCTTTATTTTGCATCCAATTTACAACAGGTTTAGTAACGGAAGGAGCAACAGCTAATGTAAGGGTTTCACCCAAGTTATCTCTATCTCCAAAACTTAATGGAGCATAATTGTGAAGCAGAGATTCTCCTAGATCAGCTGCTGCTTGTTGAAGAGAAACATTGTAATTATCAATATTTTTGCTCAAGGCATATTCTGTTGTTATCCTGCCAATATCGTGAAATAAAGCATAGCCATAAGGTTTTGGTATTCCTAATCCTATAGGTAATTTTCTTTCACCATCATCTGAAATTACATAATATTTAGAACCTGTACCCCATTTATCAACTGTTATTTTTCCTTTAGATAAATCTATATCTGGGTACATAAAAATAAATTTTGTTTGTTTTTCCCAATCAGGAATTTTTTTATACCAATTAACACCATCTTCTTCATCTTCTGCAGCATAAAGAATATTCCACATAGTTTGTAAAGAGCCAAGAGCTCCTAATGCTGCTACCGCTTTTACTTTTCTAGATGATTTTTCTTTACCTATTAATCCTCTTGCAACATTAACAGAGCCTTGAATTGAAGCATTAAAGAACATATACATTGCATTCGCAGTTGGTCCCATAGTTCCCATTCTGTTAAAGTTTATAGTTAAATTTTTAGCTAAGGTAGCTGCCTTTTCAAAATCTTTTGGAGTGGCAACATCTATGCCGCCTATCATTTCTATATATCCTTCAAAAGCTGTAAATCTTGCAGCGTTTTCTACACCTGAATTAAATCTTTCTACTATTGCTAATGAATCTCTTAAAACTTTTTTTGGAGCAGCTTTTATAGAGCCTGAATAAATATCTCTGAGAGTTTGAAATTCTTGAGTCATTTGTTCTATGTTTTTTTGATCTATATATCCCGTTTCTCCTCCATATTTTTTAAACTGCAACATTTTTGCATTTTTTAAAACAAGTTCTGGTGAAAGGTTGTATTTTTCTCCAAGTTTTTTTATTAACTGTATATTAATTTCTGCACCGCTTCGTTGTAACTCAGCCATTTCTTCTTTCATTCCTTTATTAGCAAGTGTTTTGTTTTTTTCAAATTTAATGAGTAGCTTAGAATTATTTAAAATATTTAAAGAGGTAAAATATTTTTTAGAAATTTCTAAACCTTGTGCTCTACCGCTAGTAATTTCTTCTTCAGCTAATAAATTAAAATAAGCTGTTTGCACATCTCTAATAAAATTATTAATCATAAATGCAGGGTCTAAAGATGTGTTTACCATTGATAAATATCTAGTGGCATATCTAAAGGTTTTCATAAAGTTGCCAGTTATTGTGTTATCAAAATCATCAAAACCTTGAGCTAATCTTTTATCGTACAATTCAACATACTTTTGAACCCCATCTTCTTTAAAACCTACTCTACTTTTACCTTTCGCATCATCCCAAGTAGCATCAACACTTTCTAGTTGCCCTGCATCTTCTATAACTAGCCAGAATTGATCGTTTGGAAAAGCCCTTGAAAGGTCAGCCATACTTTTTACTATTACATTTTTTTCACTTTGTATTAGTGCAGATACTGTGTCTATAACTGACTGTTGTAAAGGAGAGTCTGCTAAAGATTCTCTTCCTTTTGCTTTTTTAACTATTTGTCCAGAGACAGTCATTTGTGACTTTATAAGATTATTAGATGTGCCTGATCTTTTTATTTCTCTGCCCGTTTTAGGGTCTATCAAAGTATCTTCTGCAAAACCTTTTAAAGGTACATAATAATTGTACCTTTGATTCCAATCAGAAATTTTGTCTTGAGTAATAAGACCAGAGTCCGTATATGTTTTTCTCATATATTCGATCATGGGTTTATGAAAGCTTTCATAAGCATTCAAGTAGGCTTTACCTTTTGCGGTAACACCTGTAGCTACTCCATTTCTATACTCTACTCCATATTTTTCTAAATTTTTAACAGCTTGTTCTGTTGTAATTCCAGAACCACTTTCGGCTTTTTTTAATTTATTTTGTAATGTTGTTAATTTTCTTTTTGCATTTATAACATCTTGCTTTGAACCTTTTCCTTCAGCTTCAAGGGTAAGTAAATCTGCTTCGGCTTCAGCTATGCTTTCTGTAAACTTAGTTGGTAGATATGCGTTTCTTTCAGGTGCGTGTAAGCTATAAACAAAATGGTTGTATTTAGTCTCAGTAATAGCATTTAAGGTCAAAAACTTAAGCATTGGCTCATAATAAACATCTGCCAAGTCTCTAAGCAAATCTTTCACCTTACCTTGATAAATATCTGTTTGAGTTGTAATTCTCCAGTCTTTAGCGTCTGGGTCCAAGCCTAATTCTTGTAGTCTTTCAACAATTCCAGCTTCGCCAAACTGCTCAATCATACTTTCTTCTAAAGTCCATTGTCTACCAAATCTGTTAGCAACTTTTATATTTATAGCTTCTACAAGGTCTTTATAAAAACCTAATTGAGGTATTGTAAACTCTCCATTGGGGTCTGGACCTTTTGGCGGAGGAGGAGGTCCTTCTGGCGGTTTCCTAACTTGCCCAGCTTCGATTGCATCAGTCAAAGCGTTTTCTTTATCAATCTGATCTTGAGTCTTTGTTGGTTCTTTTGCATCTTTTCTTTTAGAACTTATTAACTTTACTGGTCTGTCACCTTTTATATTGACGACAGTTGAAGG